GACCTCGGCCAACGGCATCGCACGAGCGATCTCCTGGTTGCGCAGAACAGCCTGACGACGAACGCCGACCTCGCCACCACCGAGCTTGCCAACAGACGCGACTTCTCTCTGGGCAGGCGCCGGGACCGCAGGGGCCTCGGGACGTACGGTCGCGGGCTCGGGCGCTTCGCCAACGCCGGTCGGGGGAGCGGGCACATTGGCCTCGGGCTCCTGGAATCCAGGCTCCTCGGGGTTGTCGCGAGTGTCCTGGTGACCGTCGAGCTTGTTGGCCAGGTTCCGCAGGCGCCCGGCCTCGCGGCGCATGGACGCGCGCATCTCGGCCCGGTTGCGAACCTTCCCGTCACCGAACATGCCCGTGTCCGGCGGCTCATCGATCAGACGCTCAGCCTCGCGACGGAGGTCATTGGCTACCTGGTGTGGATCGTCGCCATTGTCGAGGTCTCGCTGGGCGTTCTCGATGGCACCACGGGCTGAGCGGATATTGACCGAGCCCACCTTGTGCTCGCTCATCAGCCTGCGGAGCTGAGGCGCCTCAGGCTCGGGCTCCGGGGCTGGCTTCGGTGGCTCGGGAGCAGCGACCCGTACTGGGGTGCGCTTGCGCTCGATCGGCGGAAGCGGCTCAGGTGGCGGCTTCGGGCCAGCCCGCTCCTGGAGCAGGCGGTGCTGTCGAGCAAGGCGAACATCGCGCAGTTCTGGCTCGCGCCCAGCGGCCCTGTCCTGGGCGATCCGCGCCTCGGCCGCTTCGGCAGCTCGACGGTGCAATGATCCGGGGTGCCCGGCGGGAGGGGCTCCGACCTCTCGCATGGGACCGCCACCGACATCCTTGCCCGGTAGCGGTCCACCGGCCACGGGCTGCGGTGCTGGTACAGCCTGGGGAGGTTCTCCGTTGGGTCCAAACCCGCGCCGAGCCATCTCCTCAGGAGTGGCCGCGATAGCGGGAGCGTGCTCCTTGGACGGCAGCGGGGCACCGAGGTTACGCGCCGGTCCGCGCCCAGGCACTCCGTGCATCGGCTCGGCGACGACGTACATATTCACGCCGCCCTTGCCGTCAGCCTCCACCTTCATGATCCGGAGTGGCTGATCGCGGTCGAGCATGACCTCGCGGGAGCCACCCGGGATCACTGCCTGCGTGCCGCGCGGCACGATAGCGCTCATCGTGATGTGCGGGCCCTTGACCGGGTAGGGCTCGCCCATGTTCATGGATGTCAAGCCCTTGTCCGAGATCAGTTTCCCGGTCCACTCTTCGACCTCGCCGATGCGCTCGGGGGGCAGTCCGAAGGCGTCAGGGCCCAGAACCCGGGTCAAGAGCATGTCGTCCTGCAAAGGACGCTTCATCGCGTCGAAGTTGCGCACGTGCGGGAGGTCGCTCTTGCCCACACGCAACGTTGACTGCACATCTTCCCAGCCCTGCGGGGTCTGGAGGTAATCGAGGGTGGCCTGCTGTTCGGGCGTCTTCTTTACCTTGGCGGCAGCCCGGTCTGCGTACTCCTGGAAATGGTCATTGTCGCGGGCGGGCAGCGGGTGGAAGGTCTTGAGGATGCGGTCAACCAGTCTCTTGGCCGCGTCGGGCAGGCCCCACTTGTCACGGAACCGGCCATGCGAGTCGCGAGGGTGTAGCTGCGGATTCCAGGCGGCAAGGTTGATGGCGAACTCAACATCCTGGTCGAGTTCGCTCCGCTCCAGAATCGCGGTCACTTACATCTCCTGCACGACGCTGTACTTGGCGTTGAACTGGCGGGCCGTGATCGAGTCAATTTTGCGCTGCTCACCCCGCGCTTGTCGATCATCAATTTCGCGAAGCCGGTCAGCCTTCTTCTTGGCCTTGAGCCGGTCACGGCGGTCGCGGATCGCGAGCAGGCGCGCGTCGAACTCGGAAGAGGCATCCTCCTCGAACTCGTCCACGAACCCGATGCCCTGCATGGCAAACGCGGAACCGGACTCTTCCCGGATCACGAAGCCCGGGTTGTTGACCGCGAGCGCAGCGATCAGTTCCATGTTTCCGTTGACCATCCGCCAGTCACCCGACAGCGGGGACCGGCGCAGCTCCGCGAGCGCAGCCTCGTTCAGGTCAGAAACCAGGGCACCGGCCACCCAGATGCCGTATTGATCTTCACCCACATTGACCACGGCCGCGCACTTGGCAGAGTTGTCGTAGTGCTCACGGGAGGGGACCACACCCCATTGAGGGTTTGCGTGTGCGGCGCCCATTGTGATCTTTCCGCACTCGAAGACGGTTCCGTCTGCGCAGATGACTGGACCGAGCTTGAAGTAGGCGTAACCGGTACGGGATTTAGGGGCGACCACGCAACGGTCACCGATGCCGACGTGGCATTGCTTCCAAGCTGCCAGGTGACCGAATACCCGTCCTCCGGGTCCGATGGTGAATCGGGTGAGCCGACCAAGGTTCGGGTCACTGAACCACTCCTTTGGAGGTGCGACCGGGGCTGCGCCAGCCAGCAGGGCAGCCTCGGAGTCTTCGCTGATTTCCACGCCGAGCTTCTCAGCAGCGCGCTTGATCGCAGCTTTGATGTGAGCGAGCTGCTCGGCGGTGTAGAAGCTCGCGTTGCTGGGATCGTTGATGTAGCTCCATGCCGAACGCACGTGCTTGGCGGTATTGATCGGGTACCGCTTCTTGTTGTCGCGGTATCCGGGGTCGGCGTATGTCACGTCCCCGTAAGGCATGATCTTTTCTGCGAACTCGTCCACGTCCTCACACCCGCAATCGGTGTCCAGTGCAGCCTGATTATCGGGCTGCCGGTCTCCGGAGAACGGGGACTTCATCCCCGAGTCTCCGAACTGCTTGGCGAGCTTGTCGTAGATGGCGTTGATGACGCCCTTCATGTGCTCCTGCTCGTCCTGCGGGATGTTCGGCAGGCCACCGTGCCCGCCAGCCAGCAGGGCCGCAGCCGCGTACACGGCGTGGTAGATCAAGTGCGGCTGGCCGTCGATGATGTCCGCGAGCGGGAGGCGGAACGAGTCCTGGGCCAGGGTGTCGCCAGCCTGCGAGCCGTCCCGCCACAGGAACGTGGAAGCGTAGTGGTCCAGGCTCGGGGTCTTGGTCCCGATGCCGGCCCAGTCGGCGATGCGCTTGACCGCGTCGTCCGCGTTGAACGTGTACTCGCGCGGGGCGATCGGCCACGCGTCCCAGGCCCGGGTGTTGATGTCGAAAGAGACGTGGACACCGGCCGAGGCGACCAGCGCCTTCTGCTCCTCCTGGTTGTCCACGCTCAGGTGCACGTTGGCGAATGCCGGCATGGGCACCAGGGTCACACCGACGATGTTGTAGTTGGAGAACCGCGCGACCTTGGCCCCTGGACGGGTAGGGTGCGCAGTCTGCTCGATCGTGAAGTCTCGGTCGAGATCAACACTGGGGCCCATGACCTTCTGGTCGAGCATGTAGCAGACCTTGTTGACCTCGGGCACCATCGCGGGATCGAGTAAGTCGATCGAGCCCCACATGCCGCCAGGACCGGAGAAGGTCCGCACGAGCTTGCCAACGATGACCGCGTCCTGGTGGCCACCGCTGGCGAACTTGGCCATCACCGTAATCGGGAGCGGACGGGTAGTTCCCTTGCCAGCGGCGAACAGTCGACCGTCGCCGGTAGGCGTCTCCTCGGGCGCGATCAGGCCCGTGTAGCGAATGGTCATGATGCCTTCTGGATGGTCTGGCCGCATCGGCAGTTGATCACGTTGTGGGGCAGTCCGGCAGGATCGCCGGGAAACAGGAGGGGCTCGCCACCTACGATGTACGGTTGCGAGAGGGTACGTACCTGATGATCGGCCGCGTGGTGCTCTTCGCGCTCTCGACCGTCGGTGCGGGTCTGCCACTCCTTGGTCAGAGGCGTGCCATCCTGGCGCTCGACCAGGAGTGCGTGGGCCAAGAGGGAGGAGTTGTAGTGTCTGTTGGTCTCAGTTTGCGCAATCACTCTGGCGCGGTTGTCCCAGTTCTCCATACCCGTGTAGTTGAGGGTCTCATCTATCCGGGCGGCAATCGCAGCGTTCGTCTCGCCTACGTTGGTCCCGGCGAGGACGTCCCGCACAACGAGAGCGTGGACCTCGTCTGGTACAGCTACGAGGAGATTCCGAGTGAGAGCAAGGTTCGCCTCGATATACGGGTCGGTCGGGGAGTAATCACCCGGGAGATGCGCAGCGGCCCAGCCTTCCTGGAGTGCTGGGGTAAGTGCATTCACGATACGCTCTACTTCAGCCGTCCAAATCGGCTCGGCGGCATAGACCGCTTCCGCATTGGGAGTAGCCCCGAACTTGTCGAAGGGCGCCATGACCAATTCGCGCGCACGTTGCAGGAACCGCTGGAGGCCGGCTTTCGCGGCGCGGTAAACCGAACCCTCGGCTTCTCGGCTAGCCATGAATAAGGCCTTCTGCGCGGAGCATGGCGAACAAGTTCTGCGGTACATGTGGGCTGCCAGTTGTCAAGAGCGTGCAACAGTACCGTTGAAGCGATTGACGGAGCCTTTCTGGATCTACGTCCGCATCGAGGATGTCTACGAGCGAGTGGAGTTGATCCCACGCGCCATTAAGAAGGCGCGTCGCGTGTGCGGTGTCTGTCACTCGGATGCGAGTGTGGAGATCGAAGTGCGGGATATCTGGCCACCGGTCGCGATTGTGGCGATCGAGGAGACGTTTTCCAGCCACCTCCATGCCGCGACGCACCGCTGCCTCCGCGAGCACTACGAGAGCAAGCTCTTCTCGTGGACTGACGCTAGCGACGAGCCCGTTGGGGGGATTCTGGGGAGTCCCTGACATGTTCGTGCCACCGGGCGCCTGGCCGTTCGGTGGCGGGATCTCCCCCAGGGTGTTCGGGATCGGTGGCGGTAGCTCGGACTGGATGCCCGTGGGCGGTGGCGGTGGGGGAGGTGAACCCGCGCCTGGACCGCCGAGGCCCGGCGTCGCCATGATGAACTCGTCCTGCGGGAGCATCTCCTCGCTAATGCCGATCAACTCTCGCACGCCGAGCTTCTGGAACAGGTTCGGATCGCGCAACGTCACGTCGAGCGTGCGCCGCGACGCCAGCTCCTCGTCGCTGGGCGCGTCGGACTCCTTGAAGTTGCCCGCCTCGCGCACCGCGTCAGCGGACAGGATCTCCTTCTCGTACAGGTTGAGCGCGTCCTGGAGCCGCTGTGGGCGCACGGCGAGCGGCGCGGTGTCGAACGTGAACTGATAGCGCTTCGGGTCCTTACCCATGATCTTCAGCGCTGGGGCCAGGTACGCGGTCGTGAGCGCCTGGCAGATCCGGTTCATCAGGGGCT